GCTGTGGAAGCCGGTGGCTGTCGCGGTGGCCTCGTCGGGTGCGCCGGCCGGGTCGCTCATCGATGACCTGGCGGCCGCGGGCATCGAGTCGCCGAAGGACAAGGCGAACCCGCAGCGCGGGGACCTGGCGGTGATGCGGGCGGGAGACATCACGGAGGCGTGCGGGCAGCTGGCCGACGCGATGAACCAGGGCACCGTCCGGCACCTGGACCAGGTGCCGCTCACGGCTGCGGTGAACGGGGCCAGGACGCGCCGGAACGGGGACGCCTGGCAGCTGGACCGCACGGCGTCGCTGGTGGACATCAGCCCGCTGTGCGCGGTCACCTTCGCCCGCTGGGCCCTGCTCATCCGGGGGCCTCACGTCCTCGAGGGATACGACCCGCTGGCGAACATCTTCTGAGGAGTGTGGGCATGGCGAAGGGCGGACGGAAGCGGGGGCGGGCTGCGGCCGGCCGGGCCGCAGAGGCCGCAGGGTTCTGCCTGCGCGCGGGGCCCGGAGTGCTGGGGCCGTTCCTCGTGGCCTACGGGTTGTGGCTGGCGTGGGCGCCGCTGGGGTTCGTGGCGTTGGGCGCGTTCCTGCTGCTGGCGGATCGGAGGATGCCGTGAGCGTGTGGTGGCGCAGCCGGGGCCGGGGGGCGAAGGGGCGGCTGGAGCGTGACGGTGGGATGTCGCTCGAGCAGGTCGCTGCGTTGTTCAAGACGTCCCGCTCGTATGCGGACGTCGACCTGTCCAGGGCGGAGTCCTCGCTGCAGGCGGTCGCCGTGTGGTCGGCCTGCGACCTCATCGCCTCGCTGGTGTCGGAGCTGCCGGTCGACGTGTTCCGCGGCGTGGGGGAGGACGCGCGGAAGCTGGGCACGCCGTGGTGGCTGGAGGACCCGGACGGCTCGGGGCACGGGCTGGAGGACTGGCGCTACCAGGCGGTGATGTCGTGGCTCCTGCGCGGCAACCTCTTCGGCGACGAGCTGCAGCGCGCCACGGCCGGCTTCATGCAGCAGGTGCGGCTGTTCCACCCGGACGAGATCTCCGGGTGGATGGAAGGCGGCGAGGTGCGGTGGGCGGTCAACGGCCAGCAGGTCGCCGACACCCGCACGTTCCTGCACCGGCGCGTCAACCCGCTGCCCGGTGTGGTGCTGGGCATGTCCCCGGTCCGGCTGCACGCCACGACGATCGGCCTGCAGCTCACCGGCAGCAAGTTCGGGCTGCAGTGGTTCCAGGACGGGGCGCACCCCTCGGCGATCCTGAAGAACAGCGAGGTGTCCCTGGACGACGGGCAGGTGCGCACGGCCAAGGACCGGTTCCTGGCCGCGCTGCGTGGCAGCCGTGAGCCGGTCGTGTTCGGCAAGGGCTGGGAGTACGAGACGATCCAGGTCGCCCCGGAGGAGAGCCAGTTCCTCCAGACCCAGGGCTACTCAGCGGCGGAGTGCGCGCGCATCTTCGGCCCCGGTATCGCCGAGATCCTCGGCTACGAGACCGGCGGCAGCATGACCTACGCGAACATCCAGGACCGCGAGCTGACCCTGCTGAAGTTCGCGATCGGCAAGTGGATCCGGCGCATCGAGCGGCTGCTGTCGGAGTTCCTGCCGCGCCCCCAGTACGTGAAGCTCAACCGGGACGCGCTGCTGGAGACCAACACGCTGCAGCGCTACCAGGCGCACGCGTCCGCGCTCTCGAACAACTGGGAAACGATCAACGAGGTGCGGCGGCTGGAGGAGCTCCCGCCCGTGCCGTGGGGCGACGCCCCGTTCACCCCGGGGCCCGCGCCGGCGGACACCGATGACGCTCAGGCAGAGGAGTGACCATGGCCGCGATCCGCGGGCTGAAGCTGATCCGTGGCGCCGCGATGGCGCCGACCTTGACCAAGGCCCGGGCCGATGTCGACGTGGTCGACGCCGACGACACCGCGGCGGCCGACGACACCGGCGACGTGATGACGGTGGAGTTCTCCCGGTTCGACACCTGGTACGAGATCGACTCCTGGTGGGAGGGCCGGTTCCTGGAGAAGACCGCCCGCGGCGCGTTCAAGCGCACCATCAAGGCGCAGGGCCCGGCCGGGATCAAGGTGCTGTTCAACCACGGCCGCGACATGCAGATCGACCAGAAGGCTCTCGGTGTGGCCACGGTCCTCGAGGAGCGGGAGTCCTCCCCGTACATGGAGGTGCCGCTGCTGGACACCTCCTACAACCGCGACCTCATCCCGGGCCTGCGCGCCGGCGCCTACGGCAGCTCGTTCATGTTCGAGGTCGTGCGGGAGGACTGGAACCACGACCCGGGCGTGAGCGACCACAACCCCGACGGGCTGCCCGAGCGGACCATCAAGGAGGTCCGCCTGTTCGAGGCAGGCCCGGTCACCTGGCCGGCCAACCCGGACGCGACCGCGGGCCTGCGGGCGACGCGCTCGGGTGTGGACTGGCTGATGGACTCGCTGCGCGAGCGCGACCAGGACCAGGTCGAGGAACTGACGCGCAGCTTCGCAGCTTTCCGGGCGATGCACGGACTCAGCACCCCCTCCGAGGAGGGGCCCGCTTCCCGGCACCGTCCCGACCCGATGACCCCGGCACCCGGCTCCGAGCCGGCCCGCCACGTCGACGGACTCTCCGCGGCGGCACGCCGTCGCCGCATGACCCTACTCGGCGTGAAGAGGTAGAGACCATGGCGAAGAAGAACGACGACGAGCCCGTCTTCGAGCGGGCCAAGGACCTCGAGGCGGCCACCGCGCGGGTGGCGCAGATCCACGAGGAGATGGGCGTCCTCGACCAGGAGGCCGGCGGCAGCGCACTCGACGAGGCGGCGCAGCGCAGCTGGGATGACCTGGAGGCGGAGCTGGGCTTCCGCGAGCAGGAGGTCCGTGCGTTCGAGCGGTCCGAGCGGCTGCGGGCCTCCCGTGAGCGCTGGTCGTCGACGCAGTTCACCCCGCAGAACGACCCGTTCGCGGACGACCCGCGCACCCTCACCGGCCGTGCGGTCTACGACCGGTCCATGGCCGTGGTCAGCTCGTCCGCCGGCGGCCGTCACCTGCGGGACGACCAGAAGGCCCAGGTGCAGCAGGTCCTGCGCACCCAGACCGGCGACACCAACGGTGAGCTGGTCGGCCGGCTGCTGCTGGCCACGGAGAACCCGCACTACCGCAGCGCGTTCCAGAAGATCGCGGCCAGCCAGACGCCGATCTTCACCCCGGAGGAGTCCCGCGCGGTCGAGCAGGTGCAGCTGATCAAGCGCGCCATGTCGATCGGCGTGGACGCCTCCGGCGGGTTCGCGGTGCCGGTGCTGATCGACCCGACGATCATCCTCACGGCGCAGGGGTCCGAGAACGACATCCTGCGGCTCGCGCGGGTGGAGACCATCACCAACGACACGTGGCGCGGCCTGAGCTCCGCGGGCGTCTCCTGGTCGTTCAAGGCGGAGGCGTCGGCCGCCACGGACAACAGCCCGACGATCGCACAGCCCGAGGTGCCCACCCACCGGGCGGACGGCTTCATCCCGTTCTCGATCGAGATCGGCATGGACTGGCCCGGCTTCGCCGAGCAGATGTCCATGCTCCTGGCCGAGGGCTACGACGAGCTGCTGGCGGAGAAGCTGACCACCGGCACCTCCGGCAGCAACGAGCCGAACGGCCTGGTGTCGTCGCTGGACGCGCTGACCAGCCCGGCGAACATCGAGCTGACCACCGCTGGCGTGGTCGGCGCCGTGGACATCTACGGCCTGTGGAACCAGCTGCCGCAGAAGTACCGGCGGCGGGGCACCACCGCGTGGCTGTCGTCGACGGACGTGCAGAACACGGTCCGTCAGCTGGGCACCACCGACCCGAACTTCACCGTGGACATCACCCAGGAGGCGATCCCGCGGCTGTTCGGCAAGGAGTACCCGATGAACGACTTCATGGAGGACGCCCCCTCGGGGACCGGCACCCAGCCGCTCCTCGCCGTGGGCGACTTCAAGGGCTACCTGGTCGCGCAGCGCGCGGGCATGACCGTGGAGTTCATCCCGCAGCTGTTCGACACCACCAACAACCGGCCCACCGGGCAGCGCGGATGGTTCGCGTGGGCCCGCGTCGGGGCCGGGGTGGTCAACCCGAGCGCGTTCCGGCTGCTGGTCAACCGGTCCGCGTAACCCGCGTCTCCGGGCCGCCGCGTACTCAGCCTGCGCGGCGGCCCGGACACCGTCCTGGCTGAGAGGAGAAGATCGTGAAGTACGCCACCTGCTCGGGCGCGGTCCGCTGGTCCGGAGGACTCCAGGTCCTCAAGCCGGGCCAGTCCATCGCCGACGACCATCCGCTGGTGAGGGAACGCCCGGACCTGTTCACCGATGCCGAGCCGGAGCCGGACATCAAGATGCCGGCCGCGCCGTCACGCGGGGTCGAGCGCGCAACCCGCGCACCGGGCGAGGTACGCGGCACGCCGACGGCCCGCAAGGGAGCGACGGCGCGGAAGGGCAAGCCCGGTGAGTAGCCAGGCTGCCCCGGCCGGGGACGGTCTGGTGCAGGTGGCCTACCTGCACCCGCACACGGTGTCGCACTCGTGGCACGAGTCGATGATGCGGCTGCTCATGTACGACCAGCTGGGCGAGGGCCGCATCATCGGCACCAGCGGCCCGTTCATGATCTCCTGTAGCAGCGGCTCGCTGGTGGAGTCCCGCAACATGGTCATGACCCGGTGGCTGGACGAGACCCCGCACGAGTGGCTGTGGTTCGTCGACACGGACATGGGCTTCGACCCGGACACCGTGGAGCGCCTGGTCCAGGCGGCGGACCCGGTCGAACGGCCGGTGGTGGGCGGCCTGTGCTTCGCCGCGCGCGAGACCCACTTCGACGGCATGGGCGGCCGGCGCATCATGCCGGTGCCGACGATCTACAACCCGGCGCACGACGAGGCCGGCAACGTCGGCTTCGCCACCCGCTGGGAGTACCCGGACAACACGCTGATCCAGGTGGCCGGGACGGGGGCGGCCTGCCTGCTCATCCACCGATCGGCGGCCGAGAAGGTCCGCGCCGAGCACGGCGACACCTGGTTCGACCGCGTCCGCTACGGCGACGGCCGCTGGGTGTCGGAGGACCTGTCGTTCTGCTGGCGGCTGTCCACACTGCAGCTGCCGGTGTTCGTCCACACCGGTGTGAAGACCACGCACCACAAGCAGATGTGGCTGTCCGAGGCGGACTACGTGCCGCCCGCGCGGCAGGCGGGGGGCGGGGATGGCCAATGAGTACGGCGATCTCGCCGAGCTGAAGGCCAAGCTCGAGATCGCCTCGGACGACGACAGCCGGGACGGGCTACTGACCAAGGCGCTGGCGGCCGCGTCGCGCGGTATCGACCGCGCGTGCGGGCGCCGCTTCTGGCTCGATGCGGAGCCGGTGCAGCGGACGTACAACCCGCACGGCCGCGTGGTGCGCAAGCCGGACGGCGAGCTGCTCCTGGTCGACGACATCGGCAGCGAGACGGGCCTGACCGTGGAGACCGGATCGGGCGGTGCGTTCACGGACGTCACCGGCTACGAGACGAGCCCGGACAACGCTCTGCTGGACGGACAGCCCATCGACGGCCTGCTCCGCCTCAGCGGCGTGTGGAGCGCCTCCCGGACCCGTGTGCGGGTGACGGCCCGGTTCGGCTGGCCGGCAGTGCCGGACGACATCACCGAGGCCTGCCTGATCCAGGCCGCCCGCCTGTTCAAGCGGAAGGACTCCCCCGAGGGCGTCATGGGCTCCTCGGAGTGGGGTGTGGTGCGGCTGTCGCGCCGGGACCCGGACGTGTGGAACCTGATCGAGCCCTACCGGCAGGACGGCTTCGGATAGGAGACTGACGTGCAGATCTCTCAGGTCCGGGACGCGATCGCCGACGCCGCGCGCGCGGTGGTCCTTCCCGCCGGAATCGGGAAGCTCACGTGCACCGGCTACGTCCCGGACGCCGTGACCGCCCCGTGCTTCTTCGTCGGCGAGGTCGAAGTCAACTTCGACAAGGCGATGGGCCGCCGCCTGGATGAGCTGCTGTTCACCTGCCGGGTGCTGGCCGGCCGCGCCGATGACCGGTCCTCGCAGCGCATCATCGACGCGCTGCTGTCCGGCTCCGGCGACGCCTCCCTCAAGGCCGCGATCCAGGCCGCCCGCGGCGCACCCGGCGAGATGGCCCTGGACGGTCTCGCGCATGACCTGCACGTCCAGCGCGTGCAGGGCTACCGCTGGTTCGAGCACGCCGGATCCACCTACGTGGGTGCCGAGCTGGTCATCAAGGTCATCGGAGACGGGAGTACCTGATGAAGATCCGGATCCTGGTCGCCGGGAAGCCGGGCGCGGTCCTGTGCGGGAGGCCGTGGCCCGCGGTGGGCGACGTGATCGACCTGCCGACCGCCGCGGCGGCGCACCTGGTGGCGTCCGAGGTGGCTAAGACCGTCACCGACACCCCGCCGCGGGGGCGCCGCAAGAGCAGGAAGGAGAGCGACGGTGGCTAAGACCGTCCTCACGAACGTCCGCACCTTCGCGGGCGGCCTGGATCTCACCAGCCGCTCCAACAAGGTCGAGCTGTCGTCCGAGGTGGAGGCGAAGCCGACCACGAACTACGGCTCCGACGGCTACGTGGAAGTGGTCGGCGGGCTGGCCTCGTCGGAGATCGCCGGTGAGGGGCAGTGGGAGGCCGGCGACGACACGAAGGTCGATGACGCGTCCTGGGCCCAGTTCGGCGGGGTCGGCCCGTGGACGGTGTGCCCGACCGGCACCCAGTTCATCGGGGACCTGGCGTATCTCACCAAGGCGCTGCGCGCCGACTACAAGCTGGGCGAGTCGGTCGGCGAGGTCGCGCCGTGGACGTCCATGGCGAAGGGCAGCTGGCCGCTGGTGCGGGGTGTCGTCATGCACCAGCCGGGCACGGCCCGCACCGCGACCGGCAGCGGCACCGCGCTGGAGATGGGCGCGCTCCTGGCGGGGCAGCGCATGTACGCCTCCCTGCACGTGCTGTCCGCCGCCGGCACCACGCCGTCCATCACGGTCGCCGTGGAGTCGTCCGAGACGGAAGACTTCACCAGCGCCACCACGCGGCTGACGTTCGACACGGCGACCGAGCCGGGCGGGCAGATCCTGCGCACCGACGGCACGGCCGTCACGGACACCTGGTGGCGTCTCGCCTGGACCATCTCCGGCACGACGCCCTCGTTCCTCCTGGCCGCTGCCCTCGGCATCGGCTGACCCACCCTGTTTCTGGCCCGGCCCGCCCATGGGCCCGGGCGTCTCGTCATGTCTGAAAGGGAGGCCGGCCGTGGCAACGATGGTGCTGCTCGCCGAGTACCTGTCCATCAACTCCAACGACCTCTCCGAGTACACCCGCAAGGCGGAGATCGCGGTCGAGGTGGAGGAGAAGGACGTCACCAACTACAAGAGCCTGGGCTGGAAGGAAGTCATCGGCGGGCTCAAGTCAGGCACGCTCGCCTGCGAGTTCCTCCAGGACTTCGCCGCCAGCGAGCTGGACTCGATCATGTGGCCGCTGCTGGGCACCGTGGTCCCGTTCGAGGTCCGCGCCGACCAGGCCGCCGTCGGCACGTCCAACCCGTCGTACTCCGGGAACATCCTCATCAACGGATGGAGTCCGATCACCGGGTCGGTCGGTGACGAGGCCACCGTGAGCCAAGATTTCACCACCTCCGGGGCCGTCACCCGGGCCACCACGTAAGAGCGGCCTGCGATGGCGTCCACGGCGTCCCTCAACCTCGAGCTCACCCCGCAGAACCTGCGTGCCATCTCCAACGCCCTCAAGGCCGAGGAGGACGGCAAGGAGCTGCGCAAGGAGCTCACGAAGAACATGCGTGAGGCGCTCAAGCCGGGGGCCGCCCAGGCCAAGTCGTCGATCATGTCGATGGCGTCGACGACCCCGCACGACGGCCCGGCCCTGAAGACGGCGATCGCCCGGAAGATCCGGCCCGAGGTCCGCATCACCGGCAAGTTCCCCGGCGCCAAGATCAAGGCGTTCAAGACGAAGAACCTGCGCGGCTTCCCCAACGCCCCCAAGCGCACCAACCGGGCGGGCGGCTGGCGGCACCCGGTGTTCGGCAACCGCGCGGTGTGGGTGCAGCAGACCGGCAAGGTCAAGTGGTTCGACCGGGCCTTCGAGGGCCAGCAGAACCACTACACGCGGCAGGTCCAGTTCGCCCTGGCCGACATGGTCAACCGCATCGCGTCCCGATCCAACTGAACGAAGAGGGCCACTGTGAAGGTCACATACACCCCCGAAGACGGCGAGCCGCAGGTCTTCGACTACAACCCGAACAAGCTCCTGTCGGCCGAGCGGGAGGCCCTGGAGAAGCGCACCGGCAGGGCCTTCAGGGAGTTCGCTCAGGGCGTCCTCAAGGGCGATTCCCTGTGCCGTCGGGCGCTGCTGCACGTGCTGCTGCGGCGGCAGCACCCCGGCCTGAGCTTCGATGACGTGGACTTCTGCTGGGACGAACTCACGGTCGAGATGACCAAGGGCGAGATCACCCTCGCCGTGGAGCGCATGCGGGAGAACAACGCCGACGAAGCCCTCATCGAGGGGATGCTCAAGGGCTACGACGACGCCCCGGAGGACGAGGGAAAAGCCCGGCTGCCGTTCGCCGTCTGAAGCACCTGGGCAACGCCGCCCACCTGCTGAACCTCGGCCCCGACGACTGGGCCCGGATGACGGTCGAGCAAGAGGACCACTACCTGGACTGGCTGGACGCCTACCAGGCGCAGCTGGAGAAGACCGCCCAGCAGGCCAAGCGCCGGCGGTGACGCCCGTATCGAAGGGGGCTCGTCGTGTCAGACACCAGCCTGGTCTTCTCCCTGTCCGCCCGGGACAACACCGGCCCGGGCATGCGGTCGGCCCGGGAGACGGTGGAGACCGAGACGGAGG